AATGCTAACTGTTCTAAAAAATATTCTTCCTTGAGGGAGGTTGTGCAACAAACACGAACACCCGGAATCCTGTGTAGTTCTTAAAACAGGCATATCCTTTCGTGATTACAATCTCAAACGAGCTGAAGTTTTCTCTCTCCAACACATCTTTTTCTTCGATGATGAACTCAAATCCTTGTTGTTTCTTGTTCTTTGCCATACCTTATTCCTTCGTTTTAGCCTTTCTACCTCTTTTCGGTCTGAACGCTGTCTTAGCGTCCTCAACCTCGATAACACACTCTCCTTCGTCCTCTACAGTTGCAACGGTTTCATTCTCCTTCAATTCTTCCTCAACAACCGGATTAACCGTTTCCTCCGCTTCCTCCACAACAGACTTCCCGAATCTCGGCTTCTCCTGATTCATGTTCAGCTTCTGCATATCCATAGCGTACTGCAACTGGTACACCTTAAACTTCTCATCGTCCGAATCAATGATTTCATCCGCATAACCGGGATAATGCATGGCGATAGTTCGTCTGTTTGCTTTCATAGCTATTCCCAACGCTTCCTCATCCACGTACATATACGGGTGAATCGAAATAAGCCCATCAATAGGAGAAAGCCGTCCGAATGTCTTCTTGTACTGGATAAGTCCGTCAGCCCTCTGCTCCACAATGGCGTAGGCGTTCATAAGGTTTTTCTTCTTGATAAGGGCGATAGCCAATATCCACGTCAGCCCTAGTTCGGGATTGAACTTCTTTGGCAAGTCTTTCAGCTTGGCGAAAGACAATGCTTCTGATAAGGTCTCTGTTTCTAAAAACATAGCAATATAGAATTTAATTTTATTCGTTAGGAAAAGTTTCGTCATATCCGAAGGAATGTCCGTAAACGTTCTTGAACGTAAACGTCACTTCCTTGTATTTCTGCCCGTAAATGGTGTCGCTTTTAGGCTCTGTGGCTCCTGAAAGGTACATCAGAACCTTTCTCTTCCTCGCTGTATCACGGTAGGCAATCTTGGAGCCAGTAATGAAAGCCATAAAGTCACGGTAAGACTTATCATCCTTGGTATCATCCTCCAAGAATATCAATGTCAGTTTTATAGTTGTCTGCTTGTATGCCGGTGTGCTGGAAACATACACCTCCGCCTTACTTGTTTCGGCAAAATCCTCTGCATACATATTTGTAGGCTCTCCATACGAATTAAGACCTGTACATTCTTTATACCGCAATCCGGGGAAACCCGTTTCCAAGTCTTTCCAAACGGCACCAAGCTCACCGTAACGCATCATATAAAACTTATAGTCACTCATATTATAATATTATAATACACGCAAATATAATTAATTAAATTCATATATTAAAGCTTTACTTTAATATTTATCACTATGATATATTTAAATCCGTTTCAATATTAAGTTTTTAATCTTAAAAGTAAAAGCATATTTGAAATATTGATGTCTGTACTTTGTATTGCATAGTACTACATCATTGCATATTAGACATACCCTATATAAATAAAGGAAAAATGTCTAATCCAAAATACATAGAAAGAAAGTAACATAAAGAAAGAGTGAGCACAGCGAACACCTCACTCCCTTTGATTATTTAAATAAACAAAGGGGAATAAAAGCAATCTGCATAGGAAAGCATCAACGCAAAACATGAATATTGATATAATGATGAATAATATTATTTTACATAATAAATTATGTTGTAGATGCGAAATATTGCAACACTGCAAGACGCGAAAAATCAGAAAAAAATTTAAAAAAATCGGGAGAGGGCGGATGTTTACAGCTGCACTGGCATAGGGGGGGGTATACCCGCAACGCATTGCAACGCTCGTTTTATTCGTTGCTGACGGCTTTAATAAGGGCGATATAAGGCAAAGAGTGGTAATACGGCACATTGTGAGAATCAAAACAAAACGTTTCTATATCGCATAATATCAAGTGATAAGCGTATGCTATAAAGTTTATTTATTTGTGAAAATTCAACACAAAAAAAGTTCAATTTTCTTTGTTTATATGATAATAATTTTGTAATTTTACAGTGTTGAAAGATGAGAGATACAACACTACAATATAGGTAGTAGATCCATTGATTAGGCAAGCGTGATACATGATATATTGACAGATGGAATAAAAAGAGAGCCTTAATACTGGAATATTAAGACTCTCAAAGGATCAAGATACTAAAGTATCCTATTCCTATCACACGGAGCAAAGATACTTTTCTATTTTGATTCTAGCAAATATTCTTCCATTTAATTTTCTTGGTTTGCTGATATTACGATAACATGCAGCTACTGAGTGTATAGTCTGTATATGGTATTAGTAGGCTATTAATCACGCTGTAAGGTTGAATTATTAACAATTTAAAATTATAGCAATATGAAGACAAAAGATTTATTGAAAGCAGTTGAGGACTTGAAAGCAGTATCAGCATGGGATAAAGGTGTAAATGAATACGCCTATGAAGTAGTAGAAGCTATTTCCGAATACGTGGAAGACGTGGAACTGGATAACGTGGAAAACGTGTTATTAAATGGTGCGTCCGACTGGTCACAATACAGCTACGGCGGTAGCTCGTTAATATACGATAGTGATATAGCGGAAAGATTGTGCACACCTTCGGAACTCAAGAAGGTAACCCGGAAAGATGGTAGTGTAAGAGATAAGGCTAACAGCCGTGAGTCGTGGTTAGACTGTCAAGCACGGGCGTTATATCAAGCCTATGTAATGATTAATAGGATATTAAGGAACAACAAATAATAATAAGGTTGAATTATTAACAATCTAAATTATAGCATTATGAAGACTTTATCAGTATTAATAATAGTAGCAGGTTGGTTAATTCCTATTTATCTGCTTTCTTCTTCCTTTGCTTTGGCTTATGGGTTGTTATATGGTATTTTCTGGATCGTGTTTATTATTGTGATGGCAGCAAGGGAGCGTGAAAGAGAGGAACGGAAATTTAAAGAAGAATGCAGGATGGAACGAATAGCGTACGAACGCGAACGTAGACGTAGGCAAGCCTATTATAGTAAGCAAGGTTATATTATACGCGTATACTGATTATATACGAAGCATTTAATAATAAGAATAATATAAGGAGAAAAAGATATGAAAGCAATGAATTTCTACACCGCAAACGGTTGGGCTGGTTCAAACTATGACAGCAAGTTAAGTACTAAGGAAATAGCCGCAAAGGTTAGATCCTATGCAAAGAAGAATTTCCCGGAATTTAAATTCTCCATTACTTCCAGGTGGTCAATGTACGCAGATTCTATATATATCGAATTAAAAACCGGTCCTTGTGTTCCTTTCGTTGAAGGTTCAAGAAGCGCGGAACGTGGTTATATGTCCACAATGTCCAGCGTGAAGGCATGGGAAGACGAGTTAACGCCGGAAATGTTCAAAGTGCTAGACGCTGTTACGACTTATGCAAGTTCTTTCCGTTATGATGATTCGGACGGTATGCAGGACTATTTCGATACTAATTTCTATATCCATATAGAAGTCAGCGATGAATATAAGGTTATAGAACCGAAAGCAAAGAAAAGCGGCGTTAAGCCTGAAAAGGTTGAGGAAGCCAAAGAAGTGGAAGCCGTGACGGTTGAAGGCCTGGAAATCGTGGACTACTCCGAAAAGGCTATAGCGGTATTCGGTGATACGAAGGCTATCAAAGAGCAGTTAAAGGAACTGGGGGGACGCTTTAACCCGGCTTTAAATTATAACGGTGAAAAGCGTGCCGGGTGGATATTCAGCAAAAAGCAGGCGGACAAGGTGCGGGAATTGCTCGCACCTGCAAAGAGCGAAAAAGAAGCGGACGAAAACACTGACGAAGCGTTACCGCTTGAAAATATCCATTTAACCGAAACGGGCAACTTTAACGGCGTGCGCTATTACGACATTGAAGGTGCGGGAATCATAACCAGCGCGAAAGTACGTGCAGACATACAACCGGGCGATGTTTTTAACGTGTACACAGATAAGGAACGCAAGTACGGCGTAACCTATGACGGTGTAAGCGTGGAAAGCAGTTTAAAGAACGATTTACCCGGTATAATTGAGTTTAACGACAAAATAGAATCGGGCACGCTTAGCGTTTCATCATATTATACCCCGCTTGCTGAAGGAGTGGAATTTTATGAGAAGGAAGTAAAGGGAAAGCGTTACACCGTCAAGGACAAACCGTTAAATCTTGGATATTACGGAATATTAGATAATTTGGACAACTGTATAATAGAATGCTATCCGACTAAGGAAGAAGCCGAAAAAGAGGCGGAAATACTTAACGGGTTTACGGATGGTAACGGACGATTAAAGACGGTCATTTAATTAGCTGAATATGGTTTTGTTGGTTTTGTTATTCGGTGTTGTGATATTCATTTCCGGCACCGACAGGGATAAGCTACGCGAATTTTTAAACAAAAGTGATGAATCAGATAAATTTTAAAGGATATGAAAGAATATAAGTTAACAGTAGAGTTTCACACCGGGGCGCGTTTTTGCTATTACGGTAAAACGAAGAAAGAAGCGTTAGCAGCGTTTAGAAAATCGTTTGGCAACTTTAAAGGCTTTGTAAAAAAGGAGTGGACGATAGAACAAGATTAACCAATGTGGGAAGGCGGAGCGACACCGCCACCGGGAACAAATACTAACTTAAAAACAAAAATAATTATGGAAAGTACTATAAAATTACTTGCAACGGACAAGCAAGCGCAAACGTTGTTCGATAACTATTGCGTTAAACTGATGGAGTTCAAAGGAGATAAAGAGAGCTGCCCAGAAATGGATATGAATAGCAATGCGGTTCACCAATGGCGTGTTATATTGCGTCATAAAGAAGAATTAGGAAAACTTCGTGGGGTATATTCATTTGAAAAACTTGTAAGTATCATTTAATTAAAATCAAAACATCATGCAAACAATAAAAGCTAAAGCAATAGTTAAAGTTACGACCGATTTTGGATATTGGTGTCTAGCTGAAATACGAGGTTTAAAAGAAGGGACTGTTTTAGAAGGTATATACAACCCAGTAAATAAAGCATTTGATTTTTCCTGGAACGGACAAGACGCAATGCTTTGGATAGGTCAAAACGGCGAATTAATAACCGGATAAATTAAGGATATATTGCCACATGTTAGCATAGACGCACGTTGGGTTTTTTTGCCAACATATCATCTTATGACACCCCGGCAGTAATACGGCTGCCGGGATTGTGGAAAAAGGATATTAAAAACGAACATTTAAATAAAGGAGGAAATAATATGTTCATGATTTGCATTATGATTTGGTTAGCTGTTGGAGTAGGTAAGGAGCTGACCGGAAACAACGGTTTTTAAGCCGAATTATCCGCCAAAGGTTCAACGCCTTGCAAGTGGTGCAAGTTCCACGGGCGGAGCAAATTACTAACTAAAACATTTGAATTATGAAAAAGTTTGTAAGCTGGCGAAGGGTCAGCACTAAAAAACAAGAGAAATCAGGTCTTGGACTTGAAGCACAAAAGGATATAATCAGCCACTTTGTAAACACAGAAAAAGGAGAACTCATAGCCGATTTTTGCGAGGCGTACACTGGAAAAGATTTAAACGGTTGTATTGAGCTGAAAAAGGCTATTGAATTTTCAAAGGCTAATGATGCAATATTAATTATAGCAAAAAGCGACCGATTTAGGAATACGATTGAAGCTCTGCAAATATACAATGAAATGGGGGAAGGTAAGATTTATTTCTGTGACCTCCCTCATACAGATAAATTCACGCTCACCATATTCTTTGCCTTAGCTGAAAGGGAAGCAATGCTTATATCTATCAGAACGAAAGCAGCTTTAGCAGTTCAAAAGCGTAAAATCGAGCAAGATGGATATTTCATTTCCAAAGCTGGAAACAAATGCACCTCTTTAGGCGGAACAACCACCGGGCAAACGAAAGGCGGTAAGGTGAACGGGGAAAAGCGGAGGAAAGAAGCGATGGGAAATAGTACTAATCGAATTGTAGGCGAGCTGTTGAAAGATTGTGTAACTCCCCAAGATATTGACAGGGTAGCCGAAAAACTTAACGCTATGGGCTTAAAAACGCACTCAGGGCTTGAATTTACCCGTAACAGGCTCACAGCATTACGGACTAAGATTAATAGACGCACTGAATATGCCCAAAGTATGCTTTAAAACATACTTTGTGAAACGAATTACTGATTTATAAACGATAATTTTGCAAACAAATAACGCTTAGCTATCGGCATGACGGGCAAATATATGAAAATATATACATATAATGAAATAGTAGATAGATTTGGGAAAGACGTAGCAGATAAGGCAATATCAACTGGTGCAGAGCCTACAAGCTGTGTAGTTGATCCGCTACATGAAGGTCTAAGTCTGTGGGCTGAAGCCCCTATTGAGATTGATGGCTATAGGATACGCGCATATTACTACTTGACAGAAGAGGATGAACAGAATTTAGATTTTTTTGACTGGGAAGAGAAAGCAGAGTTTGAGGTTGAAGAATGTTTATATTAAACTTATAAGAGTTGTGCACGACACGGATAAGTACATACTTTTTATTATGAGAAAGAACGTGAAATGAATATTTTAAAAGAATACGGATTTTAAAAATAAATAAACTAAATCACTAATGATGAAAGCGATATTGAAAAACAATGTGAATGGTGAAGAAGTAGAAGTAACCGCCACAACCAATCACCCTGACAGTAGCTACGGACAGGCTGTTTGGGTAGACGAAGAAGGAACGGCGTATTGTCAAGTAGGGATGGAAGCACCGTTTTACACAGTAATAAAAAAATAAGGTTATGAAAGCGAACGAATTTATACATAGAATAGAGAACGGAGAAGCAAAGGTTCTAACAGTTGAAGAAGCCAAGAAACTGAAAGGGAAGAAAATATATTGGTTCTACTTCGGATATTCAGGAAACGAAAACGAAGTGCAAGAAATGAAGGTCGGTGATATAGTATCAGAACTTGAATATTATTCAAACCAACCTTGTGAAGGATATGAATCACGTGCTGACTATTGGAAGTCGTATATGTCAGAGAAACAACTTGAAACAGTAGGCAAAACATTGATGCTGTTGGATTCTGACGGGAAGGACAAATTTATTAAAGCACATTTAAACATGAACTTCTTCGATGAGCCGACATTCACTTGTTCAGACGCTGATAGAGAGGTTTATTATCTGGTTATAGAGTGAACTACCGCTAAACTAAAGATTTAGGGGTTTTCAAATGCGAACTTTCATAAAGCTAGGGGAAATATCCTTGGTCTTTCTTTAATCTTTTTGGGGGTAGAAAAAACGGGAATTACAGGCACAACGATATCACCCTTGCCAACACGACAAGAGGTATCAGCCTGTATATCCACCTCTCTATACGTTCCATCGCATCACAGCAAGCAAACGGCAAAAATACCAGTGAGGCACATCATCAGCCTGCTCAAGCAATATGTTCAACTTATCTTCTTCCATATATAAACATAAAAAAAGCGGTAAAACCGTTGGGAATTACCGCTTTGATTTATTTTGGATTAACAAAACTTTATCAATACTTGTCTTTAAGACATCTTTTTCATATTCATATACTTAGAAACATATTCCTCAATCAACTTTTTAGGCAGCCTCTTGTTTACACATGATAATTCATTGAGTTTTGAAGTCATCGTAATTGGGTCAACTATTCCATAATCAACAAGCATATCTGTAATGAATAAAATCCCGGAAACCATAACACCGTCATTAATGGCACTATATCTCAGTTTTCCGTCTCCAGTAAGTAGTCGGTAGTTGTTCTGTTTTGCATAGTACCATACCGAACAGTCTGTAACAGATACGTTATTGCTTCGTTTTTCGTACATATTTATGATTTCATACGATTCAATTTCATTAAACTCCTTTACTGTCAACAATCCCCTATCAACCAGGCTCATAATACATTTTTTCTGATAGCTATCAACAATCTCTGATACAACATAATCTACCGTATGAAAATCGATTGGCAGTTTGAATGTTTCTTCCAAGAGCTCTACTGATAACAAATCAATGAATATATTTGTGTCGTTTACTACTACATCCATTATATCAGATTTAATCTATTATGAACATCAGAAAGGTTAGTTTCCAACAATGAGGCACATTTTGACTCCGTAATGACTTCATTTGAAAGAAGTTTAAATACTAGACGTTCATATCTTTTGCAATACTCTTCATGAAAGACACTATCCTCAACTTCCTTTTTGAACTTCTTGGAGGAATTCTTGTGTTTGTAAAAACAGGTGTATCTATTCTCTGATATAATTCCCAACTGTCTTGCCTTTACCATCATAGCTTCTACCGATATACCATATTGACGTTGTAAATCTTTCAGTTCAACTAATGAAATATCTTTTCTTATCTTTCCTATCTTTTGAATAAAGATATCTGATGGCAAAAGCACTTCATTTGCAAATACGTTACATAACCGTTCCTCATTCATCCCATCAGGAATATTCATAACTTTATGCCCTGTTTCATGAAACAATGACATTCTTTTCCTTTCAGCTGTAAAATTCTTGTTTAGTACGATCACAAACACATCTCCACAAGTAAAACTGTCGCCATCAAATTTTGGAGAAGCATCAACTTCTATAATTTTGACTCCAGCACTTTCAAGTATCTCTATTGGATTTGAAATGGGAGAATTGCCAAGATTAAAATCTTGTCTAAATCTTGATGCTATAGTCAGTACATCACTTTCACTTTTTATAGGTACATCAAAATAGTTTATTGAGAAAACAGAGGTCTCCCCACTCATTTTCTCCACTTCGAGATATTTCTCTAAACGAGCCGAAGCGTAACAATTTATCGACTCTATTTCTTTTTTACCTAAAGAAGCCCGTTTCCGATATTTTATGCTATCGACATCTATGCATACAGTAATAGGTCTGAAAAAATCATCAACAGAAACGTCTAAGACTGATGACAACTTTATCATAACATTGCTGGAAGGGAATATTTCCCCTCTCTCATATTTAGCTAATGCATTAGCTGAAACTATGCCGTCCATAGCCTTACTTAGTTTCATTAAAGACATACCTTTTATCTTTCTGGCAATCTTTAATCGTCTTGAAAATATGTCTTTCATGTGCACATTTTGTTTTTTTGAGTTTACAAAAGTAGAAAAATAATTTGATTTTATAAACTCAAACCAGATATTTAACACTTTTAATTCAGCGGTAATTCCAACAAGTCAAAGAACGCTTCTGTTCGATTATTATTTTTCCAGTCCTTTTCTGCAATGTTCACATAAGAACTTTTTGGCTACAGGGAACATCTTTTGACCGACATATCCACTGAGATATTGCGCTTCCTCTCCATAAGGATCAATCCCGCAAGCCTTGGAGATATGCCGGCACAAATGACCTTTTTCGTGGTCCCACGAATTTTGAAACTCTTCGGGGGTAGAAGTCAAAGAGATCACCATTACCGTCTCTCTTCTCCTGTAGTCCGAATAGGTTAGACCGGTATTCATTCTGCCTTCGGTCAGATTGCGATACGCACGCTTGAGGGAATCCCCCCTGCATCCTATACGGTACAGGTCCATAATGATCCGATCCGCCCAATAGGTGTGTACCGCATAATACACTTTGACGTGCCAGTCCCCATATTTTGGTATGTAGAACTCCTGAACAATCATATCACATCCGACCAGATTACAGGAATCCCTTTACCTATACAGGTGGCAAAGAACTCGTCAAACGCCCTGCAAGGATCGCCATCAATATCATCAAGGTAGCATTTTATATGCTTGCACAAATGTGCCTCGTCAACCAATGATTTTTTATAGAAATCCGCTTTCAGCATGTTTGCGACATAAGCAACGTCATAACCCTTGTCGTGCTCGATGGTAATTCCGTTCGCTTTCAGCATATCGTCCACTTCGTCTTTGCTCCACGGCTCCAACTTTTTTTCTTTACCCGTGGTTTCGTCTTTCACTTTCATTTTTGAGACGGCCCATTCATAAAGTTTCTTGCTGAAATGAAAGCCGTATGCTTCCAGATATTCCCTCATGCCAGATGGGAATCTGCTGTATGTATCCAATCTCTGTTCCATAACCTTTGTTTAAAAAGAGGGGCATTCCACCCCTCCACCATTAATAAAACTCACCGTTGGCGCGTCTGCGTCTGCGTTCTCCCATGTCATCCATGCGGGGATATTCAGGGAAATAGCCGGGATATCTGCGTTCTCCCATACCTGATCCTGAATAATTTCTTCCGCCATCACGGAAGCCCATGTCTCCATGAATCTCTCTCATGGCCTTTTCGTAACCGTGGCGGCAGCCTTCCTTGTAGGCTTCTTCCACCTCGTCACCTCTCATACCGAAGCCGCGTCCGTAATCGTCACGCCCTTCTTCTAATATTTCCCACATTCCCATAATCATTTCTTTGTTTTGGATGTTTCAACCACTCCGAGCTGTTCCATAAGCCGTTTGTTCAATTCCATAAGGTCAGACATGTTCTTGCTCATTTCCGCCATTTGCCCTTTCAGAGAGGATATTTCCTGCTCCTGACGTTGTTTCTCGGCAAATTCAGGGTTCAAGAGCGTAAGCATCTTGTCACACCCTGCAATGACGGAATTGTGAAAATCCATGCTGTTGATGATGTCTATGCTTTTCTGTTTCATAGAAGCGACCTCGTTATTCATCGCATCACGTGAGCATGACACGACGATATTGCCGTTCTGTCCGAAGTCGGCTATATCCATGCCGGCAGGAAGATTTTGGAAAGTCGTGTTCTGCCCGTTGATACAGACAACAACATCCACAACCATTTCCATTTGGGGCAACTGTCCCATAGGGGATGCCATAGGATATTTCGGCTTGGGAGCGGAAACGCTGACTACCGGGCCGTATTCGATAAACGGGTTAGCATCCTTATGAAGTATATATAACTGGTTATTGGTACGAAGTGATTGAAACATATTGGTTTAATTTTAAAGGAGTGTGGCTATTTCCATTTGGGAAACCACCACAAAACTCCATGTTAATTATTACTTGCTCCGTAAAGAAGCGGTCTCTGCTGTAGAAGCCGGCGCCGTTGTCGGTCTGTATCCTCCATTAACAAGATACAATTCATTGGTATACTTGTTGTAGTGAATCTCATAGATACCGGTTCCAGCCAAGTTTGCAACAGTCACAGGCTCATTGTTATAAGCCATTAACGGTCTTGTATCCCCGTTGGTCCCTATCAGTATCGGAAGGGTTGCAGTCGTACCGGCAGGGATCTCCTGACGAAGATTGACATAGAACCCTCCGACATAATCCCTGTTGCGGAACGCATGGTTAGGAAGCTCCAAAGTCACATTCTCAGTACCGACTGTTACAGCCACCGTAGGAAGAGTGTTGTAATTCACTCTGCCAAGGGAGGGAAACGGGAACGGAAATCCTGTAAAAAAGTTAGGCCACATATCTACCTCCTTTCTCACCGGATTAACCCCAGTAGTTATTGCAACCGCATCCGTAACCACCACGGCCATATACAGCATCACCTGCATAAGCACCGTATGCTGCGGCACGATATGTATCCACGTTCACACCTACAATATTAGGGTATTGTACCGGGACAGTGTTAGGTAATTTACATTTTATACCATCAACATCGCTCTGCAATGCCTGCAATCCGGCTGCTAAAGGAGCGATCTGTTGTCCTACCGCACTCAGGATAGTGGCGTTCTGGTTACGCTGAGAGATTTCGGCTGTCAAAGTAGCCTTTTCCGCAGTAAGAGATGCGATCTTGTCCTGCAATGCCTGATTCTGAATAGCGTCAAGTTTGGCAAGGATGGCATTCGTGTTGGCTGTCGCACCATCACGCAATGACAATGTGTTCTGGTTAGCAGTGTTGACTAATGTGTTAGTCTGGTTGCACATTGCAAGCTGGTTCTCGTATCCCTGTGTGGTTACAAGCTGTTTCATGTCGCAGCAACAGCTACAGATCTGAGATGTCAGAGCGTTGTTACCTTGCATGATCGCAGTGAGGATACTGTTGGTGTTCTGGCCCATTTGGTTGCCGAGACCGCAGATAGCCTGTGATACAGAGTTAATACCGGCAAGGATTTGGTCTGATGATGTGTTCACAGCTTGTGCTAATGCTGCAATGTCGACACCGTTTCGGTTAAGTGTCTGCATGATCATTTCTCTTCCTTCGTTCGCTCCTTGGTTGTTGTTGCCACCAAATCCGAAGTTCCCGTTACCGAAGATGGCTGCAATCACAATCAATGCGATGATGTCCTGAAAACCGCCATTGTTTCCGAAGAAACCTCCGTTTCCGTTTCCTCCCATCAGCCCCATCAGATAGCCAGTGTCAATTCCACGGTTCTGCAAGGACGGAAGAATGGACGCAAGCAGGCCATTGTTTGCGCCGGTTCCACCGTCTTGGTTAAAAACATAAGTTCGTTCCATAAGTATTTGTATTTTGTATCCGGTCAAAATCGACCGTGCACAAAAGTATATAGATCATAACTCATGGAAAATCAGTTGTTTCCCAACAAATTCTTTATATCGTCCCAATATATTCTCATCATTTTCCCACTCTCCATCCTCTCATGGAAATTGGATATCATGTAGTTGACAGCACGTTTAGTCTTATGGATATGAGCGGCTATTTGTGAAGGGTACATACCGCTTTCGAAAAGAAAAAATACAAGAAGATACCGGGCATCCACTGTCTCCATATTCTTATCAGATGATAATATTTGGTCTACAGACACTTCTGTTTCTTTTGAAACAATATTAATTATTTTGGCAAAGATTTCTGACTTGCACATGTTTTTTCTAATTTTTTATTCTTATCTTTGCCATGCCACATAAAACAAGATATATCGATGAACAAAGCATAAGACATTTTGTTGAAGATATTTAGCCTCCAACGTGCAGTGTCTTATGCTTTTATCATGTTTTTATGTGGCAATATTAATATGAGCGTTGGGGGCTTTTTTTTGATTCTAAGCCCCTGAAAGAATTACTTTTGTTAAATGAGTTTTTCTATTATGTGCCACGCTTCTACCTGTGGCATTCTGGTTACTATTTCATCTTGCACCTCCCTTCTGTTGATTACCATATTCTATAACTTATTCCTGCGATAACCGCAGGAGAAAAACCATCCTTACCAAATCCATAACCGGCTGTTATTCCCAGACCCCATCTTCTAGGTTTTATCTTAACCGTGTGATAGATGTCATTCGTTACTGTCAGTGTTTTGGAGCAAACATAGATACTATCTAGGTTAGGTCTGTAACCACTCACATAAGCAATGTAATCACTATCTCTGTATACCTTCTGCTCGACAGGAAGAATTGTGTCTCCTACATGGATTGTATCACCATCATGCCAGCACAGTACAGGGGAAGGAAGATAATACTTTACCGTATCTCTCTTTACAATGATACTTGTACTGAACACCGTATCCGTTCTTGCCTCTATAACTGCTTCGGGGGATGGCTTTACAAACCATCCTAAACCGAAAGCGAGTACAATTATTAATATATAAGGAAGCCATTTCATATTATTGTATTTAAATAAGTACCAATAGCAATGCTATCGCTACCGCAATCCATATATAGACTCTTTGTTTCATCCCTCAAATTTTATATCATTTATACGGTTCATCCAGCCCCGTTTGAACTTGTTGTTTGCTGGGCGTTTCCGGCATATATCCTCGATGAAATCAAACCGTGCAATCTTGATCTGATCAAACAATTCACGTGGATTACGGGAATTTACTGCGGCGAGTGTCTTAGGTCCGACAATGCCATCAGGAACCACACCAACCAAATCCTGCGGTACTTTAATACCATGTACCCCAGAAGCCCATACAAAATCGCATACTATCTCTGCTATACTTTGGCTTCTTATTTCATCCGCATTCCATCTATCCCAATACAACATCTTCAAGATACTTTTCCAATCGTTATATGACAAATCCATCAACCTTCCGGTCGTAGGTTTTGGATAACCTTTTCTACGACAATATTCCTCATAGGTAGCCATTGTCACACCTACCATAGTTTGTCCTCCTAAATCATCGGGATCATCAGCCCATCCTGTTTTTCTTGCTCTTTGAAAAAGAGACTCATTGGTTTCATTGCTTTTCTTACTTATACCAGCTTCCCATTTTATAAGAAATGGTATGAAATGTTCAATATTAGCCATTTTTCTTTTCCTCCTTATCTTTAAATTATAAAATTACTATTATTTTTGTCGCAAAAAATATGGACTTATCAGAACTTATTAGAAGCTATACTCCTGAACAGAAAAATGTGTTCAGTGCTTTTCTCATCCAACTACCATTAATATTTACTATAATGTATTTATACATACCTGCTTTTAAATCCTTAGAGCTTTATTTGCAAGTAATTTTTGCCATATCTGCGTCTACATTATCTATTTATTATTCTTTTTGTTTGTTATGTTTATGCTCCGTTTGTTCCCGATACAGGTTTAATATGGAAATACCTATACTTATTATGCCAACATTGACAGCTGCATTTCTTTTACTGCGTTCGCCAGAAAGCTATTTAAACGGGCATGAATATGTATTAAGAATAGCGCTTAAATGCACGTCATATTTCTATGGATTCATCGGAATTACAGGATCCTTTTACCGAAAATGCGTAGATTATGGCATAAAGTGCAAAAGGCGCAATAAAAATAAAATCAATTAAACTCATTTCTTTTCCTCCTTTTTATTTTCTGTTATTATTTCATTTATATCCTCTTTTTCTACATCAAGAACCTTCTTTCCAAACAGACCTAACGCCTTAAGCATATTAAAGCTGTATCCTTTGGGCTTCAATATATTTGATATGATAGAGCAAAATTCAATGAAGCAAACTAACAAACAGGAGTATATGTCTATATCCCATTTGCTGCCGGATGCAATGTTTATCATGACAACCATACAAACAAAGGCGAAGTAGGTTACAAGTTTACCCATTGTGCGGCGTATTGCACTAGAGAAACGAACCTTTTCGCCCATTAAAAGGCTTTTCCTTATTCCAAAAGCCAAATCACATATCACTACTGCAAATGATACAATAATCCAAGGTATCATGTGCTCCAATGATTCTGCTATAAAACCGCTTACTATTACGGAGAAGCCACCCGGTATGGCTTGGGTCATTATACTATCTCTTACCATCAGAATGATTATTTAAATGTATTAATTAATTAGTCACTTATGAATACTCTTAGTCCTGCTCCCCTTGAATTTGAATTTGGCGCGAATACACGGTCTATTCTATCTGAAATAATCTCCAAATATCCCGTCTGCGCTTTCAATTCAATTAGCATGGGGTTTGTTTCAGCTTGTGATTCTAAACTATATCGAGCGTCTAACAGATTTCTGATAGCTGTTATATCAGTAGTTTGCTGGCTTACAAAGAACCTGATAGAGTTTAGTAATGCCTCAAGTGCCTCGGCAGTAGTTTCTGTTATACCTTGTATGCTTTGGGTGAGAGCGGATAAATTTGCTTTACCTCCGGGTTCCCATCCTATTTGGTTAAAAATTTCTTCTGCCGCCTCGTTATATTCACCAAACACTTCCTTCATCTTGTCAGACCAGTCTTTGATGGCTTCGGTATTAATATCATTCGGCTTTAAAAAATCCGTATATGCCTTTTGAAGTCTTTTATATTCCTCACTATTCTCTATCTCATCAGCAGCGGCATTTGCCTTTTTTGCGACACTTTTCACAACCGAATTATTGGCTGTGTTTCTTAGCTTGGTTATTTGGGCTTGAAGTTCAAAATACCTTTCTTGATCCTCTTGCTCCATATCTGTTCTTGTTGCAATTAGATTGTCAAATTCTTCAAACATAGGTTTTAAGAACTTGTCAGATAATCTTAGAAGTATCTGTTGTTTCACATAATTTTCCATGAAATCATCAAAACTGTCTTGAAGTCCAGATAAGCCATCCCCTGTTTCTTGAAATGCTTCCAACCATGCCGATGCAAAATTCTCAGCCAATGTTTTGAAATTTTCATCGGAGCCTACACCGCCAAGTTCTGCTATCATGTCATTAGCACTGTCAGCCAAAGTATCCCTAAGATCTTCAATCTGTTCCTGCCATTCGTTTATTTTATCCCAGTCAGTATCTTTCTTGTCTCTTTCGGCGGCTATCATGGCATTGAGAGATACTATCTGTTTGTTTATGTTCTCATCAAGTTCATTCCCATATTCTTGTAGCTTTGTTATATCCCATACATTGTCTATACTCTCTTTTAGCTTGTCGTATTCACGTTCCAGCTTCTTTATCTTCTTTTCATGCTCTTCTATTTGCCTTTGCAGTCTTGCATCATCCGATCCGAACAAGGCACTTACTGTTTTTGCCAAGCCCATTGCCGCTTGAAGATATCCAACCGGACCTTGTGCTATTCCTGTTGCTATTTGTGCTATACCTCCTGCCGCTTCTGCCGTGCGGTTAATAGTGTCTTTTGTACCATCAGACATTGTGCCGAAAACATTTTCAAGGTCACTGGCAATTTGTGGCAATGCGGATGAAAATTCTGAAAAGATCCTTCCTGATTCTCCGATTTTATTTTTCAGAGTGTCGCCTAGATTTTGCCCATTCCTGATTTGTTCGGCGGTTTCTTTTGATATTTTCTTTTCAGCGGTAAGTTGCTTTAGTATTATATCAAGTTTGGATTTTTCTGTTTCGAGCTGGACTGACAATTGTCTGGCTTCTTTAGAAAGAATGCCAGACGTTGCTACTGCCGCATTATATTCTTGCCGTTTCTGTTCGACAATTTTCGATTGTTCGTTGCTCTGGCTTGTATAATAGTCAACCGCATTGTTGGCTCTTATGTTTTCCTCTTCAAGTTCCTTTCTCTCTTTTAGGAACTGAATATACTCTTTCACTCCCGAAGTAAGACCGATGAAAGGATTTTTTTTAGCAATCATTTCATCAATTTTCTCTTGTTGGTTGATGATTGCTTTCAGTTGGTCAGCCGGAAGATCCTTCAGATTCTCACGCAAACTCATAAGTTTGTCACGCATTGCTGTGAGCATACGTGTGGATGCACCTTCAATGTTCTCGAACATTGAGATATACATATCCGAATTTTGGAATTGTTTCCATGTATTCTCGTCAGACTTCTTGTTGTACTGACTTGTAAGGTTGGATTCATACAGCGTTTTTTGTTCATCGGTTAGTTTAGCTCTTTGTATTTTAGCTCTTTCCTCATAATACCATCTGTCAAGTTGCAACCGATCCGTGAGTTGTGATTTGTAATTCTTAGTTAGTTCGATAACAAGGTCTTGACTGTCCTTTATACGCTGCTGTTCAAGTTCCTTTATTGCATCCTGATAATCTTTGTATTGTTGAGTGTTCGGGTCTTTGTAGGTGTCACCGTATTTTGTTTGAAACTCTATCTCAATGCCTTTTTGAACATCGTCCAATGTCTTGGCCAATCCGGGGAATAACTGTTGCACTTCCGCTTCGGTAAGCCCTGCGTCTTTCAGTTTCTTGTGCAAGTCCAATCCGTTGAACATGGATTCAATGTTATCTTTAGTTTTGTCTAGCTGCTTTTTAAAATCATCTGCATCCTTTTCGTCAAACAAGACATTAGCATCTTTTTGTGCTCCTATCTTCTTCCTAAAGTCAGTAATAATCTTTGCAAGTTCCTGCAAAGCCTTTGCCGTATTTTCCTTATTAGGCAAGAATGCTTCCCCTATGATATTTTTAGGCATCTGAACATCTTTCAATTGTGAAGCATAACGCTCCATAACAGTTATAGCTGCCTTATCACTGCCCATTACCTTATTCAGCTTCTCGTATTCCTTGTTAAGCTCTTTAATAAGGGAAATGCGTTCTGCTAATATGTCACGTTGTAGTTTCGTGTCAGTGTCTTGCCCGGTATTATTGTCTGTATCTCTTTTCTTGGTGAAGTCTATATCATAAATAGGAGCTGTAATTTGTTGAACAAAATCTTGTGACCAACCATGCGATATTGCATAGTTGTTTACCATTGCGGCTTTCACATCATTGTCATAGTTCTTAAAATTGAAAACATTATCAAAAAAAGAACGGAGTTTCTCTGTCATTTCATTTTTGGAAGAATCAAGGCTGTTTTTTATTGCATTAACATTTTCCAGTATATTACTTTTGATTCCAGCAAAAGTGGTTGTTGTAGTGGAAGAAACGATTCCAAAAGATGAAGATGATGTACTAATATATGTTTTTTGTATTGACTCTAAAAAATCCAATAGCTTTGTATAATAATCTTGTATAGCTTCCAAAGAACCTGATTCTGTTACGCCTAGTTCCAATTCTTTAAGCTCTTCTTGTGCAATAAATCCAGTTCCTTTATCTGCTACTTTTGCCAATTCTGTCCGTATCTGGGTTATTGTCGCTAATGCTCTCTGATAAGATTCTGTTAATCTTGTGTTTGCTTCGTCCGCATCGGTTTCCCAAAACATAGAATTGCTTTTCTTGTCAGTATTGTATTTATAATCTAGCACAAGCATATCATCAAGATATTGCTTATGCTGTTGCAACAACTTATCATATTGTTCTCTTGCTTCATTCTCTGATATATTTGCCTTTATCTCTATTGCAAATCCCTCGTTATTCATCTCTTTAACAAGGGCATTCAACGCTTCCTTGATTTTCGGTTTGGATGTTTTTTTGTCTATTGTTACAGAAAGACGTTCTATCTCCGAAGTTCTTACTTTTCCTTTGTAATATTTGTTCTCAGCTTCTTTCTGCCTTTTGTTGTATTCATCTTGTATTTTTATTAATTCATTGAAAACGCCTAATGCTGCTGTAATAGCCATTAATGGGAATGAAGCCTTGAATGTTGCCCCGAATGCCTTTATTGCATTGCCTGCTTTGCCAAGACCTACTGAAAATAACCCAATCGCCCCATTTGCCACTCCTATTTTTTTAGCCCATACGGTGATGGCCATGGATGCGATTATCGGGGCAAACGCTTTCGCTATATTGACTACTGTTTCCCAATTGTCAATTAATACTTTTACGGTATCAATAGAACCTTTCAATGTATCTTCGTTAGCCTTACCGATTGAGTTAAGCATTACATCGATACTGTCCTTCAAGTTGGAAATTTTACCTTGTAAAGTTTCGGCTTGGATTTCTTGCATATTGTAGAAAATACCCTCTTTGGAAGTCAAGTTTTCAAACACCTGTTCAACATCCTCAAATGTAACCTTACGTTTGGAAATCATATCTACAATCTGTGCCGTGGTATAATCTGCTTGGTCTCTTGTTTTGAACAATTTTTGAAGTTCCCCATACATATTGATACCAGCTTCCGTAAACTGACGAACTTCCGTACCACGCAAATACGCTGCCGCTTTGACCTGCCCATAAGCAAGGATAAGTCTGCCCATATCAACACCTAAACCAGCAGATACATCGGCAAGTCGTTTTGTCGTGTCATATAACTTATCGCTCTCAATACGGTATGCTGCAAGCTGTTTTGTGAATGTAACCAGTTCCTTAATCTGGAATGGTGATTTTACAGCAAGTTGGACGGTCTTGTTGAATATCTGGTCCGCTTGCGCCTTATTCTGTAAAATAGCTTCCAAGGAACGTTGCTGTAATTCAAATTCTCCACGTACATTTGCCAACTTGCTGATATAACCTTCAATCTGTGACACGGAGAACACCAAGGCAAGCTGACGGCTTAATTGCCCAGCCGTATCCATTAGGTTGCGATGACGTGTAGCAAGCTGATGTGATTTAACTCCTGCTTCCGTCAACGCTTGGTTGTGTTTGGCGATGGCAGAATTTATTTGATTTAATGTAGCCTGATAGTTCTTGTCTGTTTTGTCAAGTTGCAACCTTGCTTCTTTTAGCAACTTGATTGCCGCTACATCGTCTTGCAGTGTTTTTGCATTGGCGGAGAAACTAAGAGTGTTGTTTATAGCAGATGTGCGTTGTGCTGGAGATTGTGCCGCATAATCAGCCATACTCTTCATTGCGCTTTCGTAACGCTGTTTTTGTTCTTCAACCTTTTTCATATAGGATTCCATGACATTTGTCATTTTCCTATAAGTGGTTTGCTGTTGTCTCAACTCTTCCGCATTTGCATTAGCTGCTATCTTGTTTTTTATATTGATGAACGACTGATACTCTTTTAGCTTTTCTTCGTACATAGCCTTTTCTTTAGAGAGAGCAGACTTGTCGCTATCAGAAAGAGAGGTGTTATTTTTTAGTTGAGACTTTATTTGACTGACGGCTTCACGCATTTTAGCAACATTCTCAGGTGAAAATGTTTCAATAGAGAAATTAGAGAATTTAAGTTGGTTGAGTGTTTGCGCCATGCTGCTAATAGATGAAGACATACCTTCAACTCTCACGCTTGATTGTTGAGCAGAATCTCCTATATTGTCAAATACTTTTCCTGCCGTATTCAGCGCACTTATCTTGCTGGCTAACGAAGTGATAGCATTCTCTAACTTGCTTGTATCTACTACCACACTGCCAAACCCGTTTTTCAACGCATCCGCGGCCGTATGTGCGTGCTTCTCTATCTTCTCCAGCTTCTCATCGAAACTGTCCAACTTCTTTAATACATCGGGTGTTATGTTGAGGAATGCTCCTGCTTCGTTATTTGGCATATCGTTATCCTTTTTTATTAATTATGGGCATACCCAAATCATTCAAATTCTTCAAATCGTCAACCGAACCTATCTTGCTGACCTTCTTCTTTTTCTTGTCCTTGTTTCCGTATTCTACATGGGAAAAATCAAACGAGCTTAACCGGACCTGTCCAATCGTCATTCCCCATAAATATTCGTCACGAGAGCACCAAGTGTTGGAGCGCAGAAAATCAATCATCTGCCCCCATTCGGTACGGGATATTATCAGCTTTGTTCCGTTTTCTTCATCTTCCTCGCCAGTGTCATTTCCCTCACGGTCTGAATCACATTGATACTCTCGAAAAAAAAATCCGTGCTTATGAGGTTAAGGATTTCACCGAGCAATAATGCCCAGTCCTTTATGTCGTAATCTCTCCACATCAAAAGGTCAAAGACCTTGTGATAGTCATCTGATAGTTCTTTTTTCTCATAATCAGAGAATATCCTGTCCTTGTCATTGAGAAGTGCAAGCGTTATTACATGTGCCACTGCTGGTAGATTTACTGCAAACTCCTTGATAACATCTCCCATGCTCAGTTTCTCTCCTTTGACGATCCGGCACGCTTGTTCGGCTATGAGCCATTGAACACCGGGCTTTAATCCTGTGATACACCATTCCGTACCGTGGAGTTTCATAATGCTTGGGCTGTCGTTCATTATCCTTGCCAAATGTTCCATTGATTCATTGGATACAGGAGTATGAGCTGTTACAGCGTCTTTCTTTGGTTGTGTATCTTTTTTCTTTGCTCTATATACTGCCATGATTATAAGCATGAAGGGCGGCGGCATATCCAGCCTACCGCCCTTTAAAACAATCTTCTTATCTATTATGGGTTATCCTGCCGATGGTAGGGTATAAGCGGAATCCACATAAAACGGAGTTCTGATAGTCTTTGCTCCATCGGCGACATTTGCATCATACGCTGTTCCTGCAAGACTGATACGTCCAATATTGGAGTTTAATGATTCAAGCATTAGCTTGGAATTAAGTTGTAATTTTGGAACCACAAATGCTGTCATCGTTTCCCCTTCCTCAAACACTACGTCAATCTTTGCATACAATTTCTTGTATTGAGCAGGAGCAAAGTATTTGGTAGAGACAGTAGTCCCAGCCGTAAATCCCATGAGAGCGATTAGCAGATCTTTTTGTGTATCTGCGACTTCAGCTGTAAATTGGTATTTACCGAGTTTCACGATGGAAAGAATAGGACTGTCGGAAGTTTCACACTCGATGTCGTTTACATCGTTATCGTCTTGAGCGATTGAAGTGGTGTCTTCAACTACATCTTCAAGAATGTAAGAATCACCCTTTGGCACGTCGTCTTCTTCAGAACCAGTGAACAGAGTTGCCACGATGTAAGAAGGTTTGATAAATTTTTTGGCTGTTGCGCCAGTATTGTTTACTGCCATAATTTAAAAGTGTTATCCTGTTAATAATCTGTTTACCTTATTGTTATCCCGATATTGTACACATTGCAATAGAAGTTTCCGGAATTTTTACTTTCTTTTCCTATTAGTTCACGGCTTGTTATGACGAAATGCTTGTCGTTGGATTGATCAATTGCCGAGAATAGTGTTTTTTCCATATCGAACAGTTTTTTTACAGGCTTTGATCCCAAACTGTCCGTGGACTTCGCATAGAGGAATATGTTGGTGGAACATTTCGCCTCTCCTCCGTAATCATTCACGCTAAGAACATCTACAACAATCATGTCCGTGCTGTCGCTGCTTATCGTCAGCGGTGTTTCATCAAAAGAGATTATTGATGAAATTTTCGCTTTTGTAAGTAGCATGGATAGAAAATTCTCTATCATACTGCCGGTTTTATACAAATCATTCATATATTATCCTGTTTACCATGACTGATAATGCCGAACTTTGCGTTTTTGAATTTCCGTGATAATGCCTTAACTTCATTGCGTGCCACTGCTATCACTTCATATTTCTTCTTCACGTTACCTTCTGCATTTTGTAGTATTTCTCCGTAAGGCATGGCGGCTACAACTGCCAAGTCGATTCCCGGATGTGGTTGGTATTTGTGTTCCAAATATTCAGCCACCGCTTCGTAACCGGTGATTTCCTCACCGTACCATTTTTTCTTTATTCCGGGAGAGCTGGCGGTATATCCCTTTCTGACAAGCTTTCCGTCAACATATACTCCCCAACCGTAACTATCTCTCAAATTGAGGCTTCGGTAGGTATAGGAAACTTTAGACAGTTCCTTATCCACTATCTTCTGTCCCTCGTTTGCGAGTAAATCAACGATACGGGTGATTGCACTTTGCTTGGTCTTTGCCATAACTTAACCTACTTCACTCATTTTGATGTTAACTTTCACGCCGCCAAGCTGGCTAATTTCCATTCCGGTGACACGACCGTTAATGCCTATTCCGTAACTTTCCTTCGGACATCGAAACATGTCGCCAATTTTTACAGGTGAAACGCTACCTTTTTTTAATGGGAAAAACACGTCATAGTCTGCCATGATAGTGCCGCCATTGAACATCTTGGAAGCTTGCTGTATATCGCATTCGGTTTCAAGAAGGATGGTTTCTTCCAAAGTTCCCGCATTGAGAGAATCATCCGTATCTTCACCGCCTAGCAAATCACCGTCAAGCAATCCTCCGTTACCGAGAAGGTCTCCGTCCTCCGGCTTATTCGTTATCACGGTGTAGAATGTGCCATGAAACGGGTATTCTGCTATTGCTTTTCTTTTGAGACGCATAAGCTATACATCTAATGAATTTTCATTGACCCAACTCATACTACCAAAATCCATGTTTTCCAACGCTTCTTCTTCACCATACTTTTTGTACAGTGCTTTCAGACGGTCTTTTAAGTTTTGGATTATGGCAGCCGTTACCGTCTCACTACCTATGTCCTGTCTGTAACTGCCATGTTGGAGTGATGATGAAGCCACAGACCACGGACCGTTAATGACAAGCTCGTACAGTGCGATAAGGCAATGGTCTTTAATGCATTCATCTATTTCGGAACGGTCTGAAATAAACATCAAACCGCTTTCGTATGCGATATTTTCAAGCGCATCATCTTCAAAGACAAATCTCGTAAGCCCATTGAGGTATGCTATCGGGTCAAATGATTTTTCCATAACTGCTACTGCTGCAATGTGTTGTACATTAATCGTCTGCCTGACTTGTGTCTACAATGACGTGATTGCGGAATGTTTTCAGTGCAGGACAAGCCGACATCATCACATCCGTATGCCATTCCTTATACAGCCCGTTGTTTGTCGTTGTATTCACAATCGTGCAGAGACCATCATTAGCCTGAGCAAAAATTTTAGTTATTACGCTTGAACCATACTTGTCAAACATCTGTTTGTCTAAGTTATTGGTGTATTCAAACTCACAAGCATATCCGGCAGGACGGAGAACTGCAATCTTATCATCCCAACCTTGCACGAATGTGTCTCCAGTATTGGTAAGATTACGCTCACGCTCTTCTACAATTTCAATTGGAGATACACCGGGATAATCACGGAAAGCTGCTAAGAACAACTCACGTGTAGTAGGCGCAGTAGCGGTTGTTGCGATGTAAGCTAAAGGATTTTTCTTGAAACTTTCAATCAATTCCTTAACTTCGGCATTTTGCAACATTACTTCGTAAAACATCTTGCGTGTAACCTGCCATACCATTGCACCTTCATATCCCCATTTTTCACGATATTTTTTCTCTTTTTCCGCCATTTGGCTCAGAATCTTGCATTCAGCGTCAGTCCACACCTTAGTTCCTGCTTTAGTGAAATTTTCATCCGGAATGTCTGCTTTGTGCAACGGAATTTGAATACCACGTGCGATATTGCGGTAGTCAATATTACCTTTAGACATTAACTGTGCAGTCATGAAGTTCATGGTTGCGTCCGCACTATCAAGCTGTGACTGTAATGTATGTACCCAAGCGACTACCAAATCGGTATCGTTTCCAAACAACTCAAACTGTTGTTCTTTTGCTTCACGTTCCATAGCTGTTTCAACGAAACCGGGAGCGATAAAATCAGGAATGGATGCGGTGTACCAGTACAGGCCGTCCTTATCCATTTGATTACTGTCACCAAGAGGTGCACGCAAATCCATCAAAGGAGCGGCTTTCAAGTCACGTCCTTTCACAGAAAAAGTAGCAATGCCATTAGGGGCGGTAGGTGTGGGAGCACCAGCTTTTACACCTTGAGTCTTGTACCAACCATAATTAGTGTATAGCAGACCTTCTGTATTGACAAAGGATTGCAAGAAACGTTGATTGGTCTTGTCAGAAAAGAATCTTGCATATCTGCTGTTATTAAAATCAAATTTAGGCATAGTCTCGTCAATTTTAAATGTTAAACCAACCCTTAACCTTGCTCTTGTTCAAAGCTTTTAATGCAGCCGAAAGAGGTTGCATACGGTCTTCGTAGAGGAATACATCTCCTAATGCCAATGCAGGAGTGATAAGGTATCTTGCACCATCGAAATCATCTTCGGATGTAGCCGGGTCAAAAACAAAATCAAAGTCGCAGGGAAGGTATGAGTTAGGATTAGTGACCATAGCTTCTTTACCAGAGCCTGCTTCTTTCGCTTCAACAAGAACAGATGAAGTTGTTAATGATCCGAGGGTTGCGCTCAATGTAACTTTCCAAACATCGCCAGCCGATCCGTCAGTCGCTTTTTCAACGGCTGTAACTGTTACCGCTGTGCCTTTGCCTGTCAATGTAGAAGGTGCTACCATGAGGGCATCTCCTACAAATGGGATAAGAGAATATCCGTCTCTTATCAGGTAAATAACTGTGTCTGTAGCTTCAGTTGTAGCTTTTGCAACCGCATACGATTTTAGGATACGTATTTCGCTTCCATTAGAACCATTGCTGGGAATATATTCAGCGAGCGTTCCGGCAAAAGCTCTTGCATTACCTTTGAATGGGTTTTTAACAATTCCACCACTGGTAGGAAATACAAGTGCGTCCTTCCCGCTCATCTGTAACTTCACGAAGACATAGCGATGACCACCAATGCTTCCGCGAGCCTGAACCAATGCTCTACCGGGAAGGTAGCCACTGTTCAATAGAATTTGCTGATAGAAATCTGACATTTTCTTTTTGGTTTAAATGATTATTATTTTTCTTCTCTGTGCGACTGCTTCTTTACGACAGCAGCCACATCGGCAAAGTCATCGGTCTTTTCCTTACCGCCTCCCGTGCCGCCCGGAGTGATGTCGGGTGGAGTGTTAGCATTAAACTTATTGTAGCTCTTGACCAGTCTTTCTGTGAGAGCATCAACATCTGTTTCAGAATCAATGTGAATCAATTCGAGCTGGTCGTTAATCCAATCCTCGTTCTTGACTTCTTTCCCTTTTAAGGCTGATTTGAGTTGATTGCGTTTTTCGGAGATAGTTTTGGCTCTTTTCTCTTCCTCACGTTCTGATTTCAAGTCTTGGAGTTCTTTGAGCAACTTATCCAGTTTGCTTTCGTCTCCTTTGTTATCCTTGCCATCATCCTTATCTCCCTTATCATCCTTTGCGGGGTGATTCTTTTCCCACTCCTTTACGAATTTTGAATTGTCGTTCCTGATGTTGTTGTCATCCTCTTGGAAGTCCTCCAGATAATCGGCAACCGCATCATCCAATTCCAACTCGTCATTACCACTCGCTTTCTCCAACCGCTTGTAGATCCTTTCCACCTTGCCGTTGAAACTTCTCTCACTCATCGCCAAGTTTTTCTTGCCGTTGTTGGTGATTCCTGCTTTCAGTGCTTCTGAAAACTGTTCTTTCGTAAACTTCATACACTATATGTTTTATAATGATTATGTGCGAAAGTAATGCTTTAATAAAAAGGTATAACTATAAAAAAATCACTGTATTTATCACTATGATAAATAGACATTGGTTTAAGTATATATTACCTTATTATTAAGAGGTATTTTTGCTTTTGATGAAAGAGCAAGAAGTACATAGAGAAGTCGTAATCAAGCCGCAAGAAGGATTCCAAATGCAGTTTGCATCATCGTGCGTGGATGTGGTGTTCGGCGGAGGCAACCTCGGTGGAGGCAAAATGACGCTATTAACAGACTGTGTTATAACTCCTTATGGATTGAGAAAAGTAGGTGATTTAAAAGTTGGAGATGTTATTTCAGACCCAACTACGGGAGGTTCTCAATCTATTGCTCAACTACATCCAATAGAAGAACATGAGTTTTATAGATTGACTTTTGACGATGGAACTTATGTGGATTGTTCAGAGGGGCATCTTTGGAAAGTAAAGAAGAGCGGTGGTGAATGGAAGTTAAAAGAAGCTATTACCATATTTAATGACTACCAAGATAATGCAAACAGAAAGCGGAAGTTAATTTATGGAATACCTATTACAGAAGCCATATCGTTTTCTGAATCAATGTCGCAAGATTGTGATAGGCCACTGCATCCTTATTTTGTCGGCAATATGATTGGGAATGGATGTATGTCTAATTTTTACATCAATGAGTTACATAAGGTATCTCTTACTACTCCATTTGACGAAATAGCAATCAGGCTTTCTAAATTAGGATTTGATATGTCGCATTTTGAAGAAAGAAGCGGATGCAAAACATATCATATATACAATAAAGTAGTACGTGATTCAATATCACATATAGGTCTTTCAGGAAAAACATCAATAGATAAGTTCATACCTGATTCATATAAATACGCTCCAGTTGAGGAACGTAAAGAGCTAATGAGAGGCCTTATTGATTCTGATGGAAGCGTTGATGAACGTGGCAGAATTTCATACTACACAATTAGCGAAAAGCTTGCTAATGATGTAGCTTTTGTTGCAAGGTCGCTTGGGTATTGGGTATCTAAACATGTGCAAACAAACAGAAGATATAAAACATCTGATGGGGAAACCCATATTGGAAAAGATTTATATAGACTTAGAATATCATGTAAAAATCCCAAGGAAATAGTAACCGTAAAAAATAAGGCTTCAAGACTACATGACAGGGTTAGAGAAATGACTAAATCTATCAAATCAATCGAGCCAATAGGACAAAAAATTGGTAGATGTATAACCGTAAGTAACCAACATGGACTGTATGCGACTAAAGATTTCATTGTTACTCACAATTCCTTTGCTCTTGTCCTTGCTCTTGCAGAACCGTTAATGACAGATGGGGATTTCCGTGCAGTTATTACACGTAGGTCTTTGCAGTCGCAAAAGACGGGAGGTTCATTCGTAGATACATTCAAGGCTATATTCGGTGACTATTGTTCTGTAAAGACTGCCGATAGCCCTCGCATATCATTCCCAAGTGGTGCATATTGCGACTTGACCTATATAGATGATACTAATCTTGACAAAATGCGTGAGCAATGGAAAGGTAAACAGATTGATGCGATATGTATTGATGAGATTACCGAAATGTCTTGGGAAGCATTCAGCTATGTGCAGACCCGTAACCGTGGACGTTCAAAGACGTTTACGGGAAAGTTCTTTGCTACCCTTAACCCGAAACGTAGCCATTGGACGAGAAAGTTCTTGGATTGGTACATTGGGGTTGACGGTTTTATTATGCCGGATAGAAACGGGAAAGTGAGATACTTCTATGTTAACGGTTCTACCGTTGATGATGTGGTTTGGGGTGATTCCAAAGAAGAAGTTTATGCTAAGTGTAAGATAGATATTGATAGAAAACTTGCCCGTATTGGAGGTGATTTTGACTATACGAATATGATTAAGTCATTCGTATTCTATCAAGGTAAGCTATCTGAAAATAGGGCTATGCTTGAAAATAATCCTAATTACATAGGCTCTGTTGCCGCTTCGGGCGGTAAAATGGCACAAGCTATCATTGAGGGAAACTTCAACGTTGACCCCGAAGAAAACGAAAAGATTCCTATCCCTTCCACTTCCGCACAAGGAGTATTCAACAATAACCCTGCCGTGAACGGTGATAAATGGATTACCGTGGATTTGGCGGATTATGGCACAGACAACCTTGTTGCACTTGCATGGGATGGTTTTCACGCATACGATATTCTTATTCTCAGCAAGTCAACTCCAAGAGAGAATGCAATGGCGGTAAAGACATTTGCGTTTGAGCACGGGACAGCCGAAAGCCATATCATTTTTGATGCGACTGCCGGACGGTATTTCAATGACTATATACCCGATGCAGTACCTTATGTATCACTCAACAAGCCTTTCGGTCTGTATCAGCTTACCGCTATGACGGTAAAGGATATGTGCTATATCCGGTTATGCAAGATGATAGAAGAAGGCAACTTGACATTTGACGATAAACTTGCCGTTCAGACTTACACTCATCAAAATTTGAAATACAAAGTGACGGTTGAGAACGAGTTTATGGAAGAATGTTCCGTTGTGCGATTTGACGATATGCAGAGCGGAAAGAAACGGCTTTGGAACAAGAAGAAAATGAATCAGATGTTGGGAAAAGGCAGGTCGATGGACTTGTTAGACCCATGCGCTATGAGAATGCTTCCGTGCGCTAACATCGAATACGGGAATGAGATTCAAGCAGGGTATTACAATCACGAAGAAGAAACCAAACAAGCGTTCCATGCACAGACAGAAGGAAGTATTTACGATGAACATTTATGGTATTAGGTTAGGAAATGATTAGTTACAATGATATAAAGGATATTCTCAATTCCCTTAAAACAGAAGGAATTGAAGCAAGGGTAAGAGATGTTGCCTATTTGGTAATGTGTGATTCTTTCGTAGATAAGGCTCTTGCTGCAAAGGTTGCTTACCAAGAAGATGAAAAGCCTTCAAACAAGGTGTTATCCATGCTTGCCGAGAAACTGAAACCTTTCGGCATCGGTGCTATCACTACCATATCTAAAGATGAGAACCGAGAAGCGTTGCTGAAAGAAATATCGGAGATGAAACAGATTGCTGACGATGCGAAAGCAAGTGGAGATTCAGACACTTTTATCAAAGCAAGTAAGGTCGTGTTGGATGCACGCGTGAAGCTGAACGATAAATTCAATATTGAAGAGGAAGAGGGGCAGAAGCGAATAATCGTTGTTCCGCAGAAGCACGACATTATCTGCAAATGGACTTCGAGAGAGTGTTCTGCAATGCCGAGCAAGGAAGCCTGCATGAAGTATTACAACCTAATTGATGCGGAAAAATGACACGGGAAGAGAAAAAAACATATCTATTGCGGAACGTAAATGCCTTGTTGCAGAAGAAACCGTTTTTCAGAGGAAGTGACACTTGCTCTACAAACGACGATTCCGACGGTCAGTCCGCAGCCATTACCGATACACGCACGGCAAGGCTTCCGAATGTAAAAAAGAATATCGTTTCGCAGGAAAAGTTTCTGAAAGAGCTTGACCCGATGAGCCATGAGGTATTATTTGATCAAAACTTGCCGAGCATTTGCGTCAAGTTAGAAGATGGGGGATATCAGGAAATCAAGTTCCAACGCACGGCATTGGCTTTTCAAGAGCAGATACTGGCGAGCCACGTAATCTACCTGTGTGGCAATCCATGTACATTGTCTTTGAGAGGTGGCACTCCTTCTGAAAAAGATAAAGCCAACTATTCCACAATCAAAGAGTATTGGGTAGACAGGAACATGGACGGATGGCGCACAAAGGCAGTCCGTTCGCAGCTTGCCACAGGAGATGCCGGACTTCTGTTCTATTATGACTATAAGGGGCGTATCAAGTGCCGTCTGATTAGCTATGAAGACGGATATGTAATCATATCGCATAATGACAACAACGGTGACAGGCTTCTTGAAAGTGTCTACTATGCCGATGAAAACGGTGTGGAATACATTGACAGCTACGATGATACCTACATGTACCGTATGCACACACCGATAGACGGTGAAGAAGCAGGCGAGGACGGTTTTGTAAGAGAACGTCCTATATTGCACGGTTTCAGCGAGATACCATTGTGTACCAAACGCGGTAATGTGGCGTGGAACAACGGCCAGAGCCTTATCGAGATTTACGAAATTATCTACAACATCTTCTTTGTCATTCAGAAACGGAACGGTTGGGGCATTCTGTATATCAAAGGCAATTTGTCAGAAACGACAAAGAAACTTGCTGGGAGTATCATTTTGCAGGACAAGTCTATGGACGGGAACGGAAGTGCGGAGTTCAAAGCACCTCCAAGTCCGCAAGGGATGCTTGACAGTCTGCAAGATTTGTTTGAGAAGATACAGATAAATACCTCCTGCACTTTCCTTTTGCCGAAAGATGTCAAGTCAGGTGGCGACATTAGCGGACTGGCTATTACGCTAACCCGTGATTTGGATTTGAAGAACGCTCAGCAAGGTGTGATTGAGTGGCAGAATTTTGCAGACAAGATGATGCGCCTGTTCAAGGAGGGATTGGCCAAAGAATTGGTGAAAAAAGACGAGAACCTAAATGCCGTTACAGAATTTGCCAAGCTTCGTGTTAGCTGTAAGTTCAAAATATGGCAACCGTTCAGCGCAACGGAGTATAATAACATACTTATCTCAATGAAGCAAGCCGGCATTCTTTCCACAAAAACAGCCATTGAGAAAAACACCGAATCCGTTCCCGATGAAGAACAACGTATAGCAAAGGAGAAGGAAGAGGCTCAAAAGCTGTTGGAGAAACAGCAAAAAAAGGACAAAGGAGTTACGGAACAAATTGATGTGGTAAAAGAATAAATGGAAAAGGAAAGTCTGTACATTTTAAAGCTTGATACGCAAGGAAGTAAAGTAAAATTTCCGAATGCTGATATGCCTGCAAAATTAGGTGAGTACACCTATACGGCACAACGTATGGCAGGAACTCCCACACTGACCGCTACACTGAACTATCCTTCATGCTTAGACGAACTATGGACAGGAGAAGAATTTGTTGAGTTTAGGGGGGAAAAATATTATATTGACCAAGTGCCTACATCCTCAAAGGACAACAAGAGTATCATGTACAAGCATGAGCTTCAATTCGTTTCAGAACGTATCGTGCTGGAGAACGTATATTTCATGGACGTGGTGACAGCCGGAGAAGACACGTATCACTCCAATTCCACTTCCGTCAAGTTCATGGGGGATATAAACGAGTTTGTTGGTCGCCTTAACGCTTCAATGGCAAAATCGGGTATCGGATATTCGGTAGTGATTGATGAAGATATTACTTCTGAAAGCAAACTTGTTTCTCTTGACAGTGTGTACCTTGCAGAAGCGTTACAGTCCATATATACCATATACGAACTTCCTTATTACTTTGTAGGTAAGGTTTGTCACATAGGATATACAGAGAATGTAATTTCTACTCCCTTCGAGTACAAGAAAGGGCTTGTATCAATTAAAAAGACAAACGCCAATTATAAGATCGTTAATCGCGTTACTGGTGTTGGAAGTTCTGACAACATTCCTTTCTACTATCCGAATGATGATGAAAAAGGTACTATAGAACGCACGCAAAACCTTATGCCTTCCATTTACAGACAAACAAATGGAGCGGAAAGATTCTACAATGCGCTTAACGACACGTATAAGATACCCGGTACAAATGATTACTATTCTTTCAAAAATACATATTCTTCTAAAAAAGTAAAAGAGATAAAGGTAGATTTCAGCGATATAAAGCCTACCATAGAAAATGTAACAAATGCTTCGGGACAGTTATTTGGTGAGATTGCGGATATTGCTTTTGATGCTAACGATAGTGACGAACTTGGAACAGGAGAAGGGAATAATATATTCAATGGCACGGATGAGTATGTACATTCTTATTTCTACATAAAATTACATATATATAATGGGGATTACGGTTTTAACCTGTTCGAACAAGGTTTGGAAGGTGGTACGGCTGTAATCAATATGACTACGGGTAATTGTGCTGCTTGCGAGTTTGAAATAGGAGTTACCTATAAGGACAATGAACCGGGAAGGGCATTCAATCCTGTATTGGTAGATTCTTCCGGGGACTTGCCGGCAGGAGATTTTGAACAGAAGGTTACTTCACAAACATCCCAATATGTAGAAAGCCAACAAAACACTTCTACAAATGAGGTTTGGATTGCGGTAAAAAAGGACAATACAACTTTCGGGGTTGTTATGCCTAATGCCACAAATAACTATAAACCTTCTGTTGGGGATAAGTTTGTGATTACAGGTATTAAAATGCCGAAATCTCTTGTGCTTGCTGCCGAGAAAAGATTAGATGAGGCGTTGATAAAGTATATGTCTGAAAACAACGATGAGAAGTTCTCTTTTTCCGTAAGTTTCTCACGTGTTTTCCTTGCTGACAACAACCATTTAGCCAGTATGCTAAATGAAAATTCACGTATATACATAAAGTATAATGACAAGGAATACTTCATGTATGTGAACTCATTCACTTGTAAGGCGGATAAGAATTGCCTGTATGATATATCTGTGGAGCTAACAGATAAGCTGTCCGCCAATGTTTCCGCTTTAAGAAGCACAATTACAGAGATAGCCGGAGATATCATAGGTGAACGGATAGGAACCTCTCTCAACGTGTCAGACATTCTTGGCAGAATATCCCGTTATTTTATCTCGAAGATAAATAGCGACACCGCCAACGGTCTTATCACTTTCTTGAAAGGTCTTTTGATTGGTAAAAACGGTAGTGGAATCACTGTGCTTGAGAACGGTATGTCACAGGCTGTTGTTGATTATCTGTATGTCAAGGTCAAAGCCGTTTTTGACGAGCTTGAAGTAAAGAAGAAGACGTATGTAGGTGGCGAGCAGGTGATTTCCCATGCAGGTATGAAATGCAACCGTGTGGATGAGTTGGATGATGTCTACCGTTGTTATTTCAAGGAAGAGGAAGACGGAATTGAGATAGAGAACCAGTTTACTCCGGGATCTCTCGCCATCGCACAGGAGTGCAATATCAAGACAGGCATTTCGCATCATGTCGGCAACCGCTATTACTGGCGGTTGGTCACAGCAGTAGGTGAGAATTATATAGACCTGTCCAAGACCGTGTGTGATCCTAATGTCGAGAATGATGTTCCGGTGGCAGGTGATGATATCGTGGGATTAGGCCATAAGACCGATATCACCAGACAGGCGGCGATAATTCTCTCTTCGGTGAACGAAGTTTCTCCGTCCATCATCATGTATCAGGGTATTAATGATTTTACCTTGACCGGGAAAGATGTCATTTCTTTTGATTTTGACAGGTCTACCGGCAAGGCCCGGATGAAGGTGTACGGAGATACGTATATTGGTGACAAGGACCGGACCACTTACATGGAATACACTCAGGATAAAGGTGTTGATATCAAGGGTATGTTCCACATCGAAAAAGGCTCCACCGGATGGCGTAACATGGAAGGTCTGCCGGATGAGATACAGGCGGCGGCAGATCTTGCCCAAGAGGCCAAGGATGCGATAGACAATGCGGCTGTCGGAAGTGTCAATCTGTTGCGCAATTCCGGGTTTACCGGAGATTATGAGACAGAGGACCTGTCTGCCGCTACCGAGTTATCGGCGGATACCGAACTTTTTAGCAAGCAATTGGAATATTGGACGGGTGTGGCTACCGTATCTGCGGACAGTGATGCCGGCTCCGGGTACTCTGCTGCAATCGGTAGTTTGTCCCAGTCCGTATCATTAATCAAAGGGGAAAGTTATGTTATCAGTTATAAAGCAAAGGGTACGTCTGTGTCTGTTTCGTGCGGCTCTTTCAGTGTTTCTCAACCTCTCACATCCTCTTATCAAAGATATACCCATAAGATTACCTTCAATGGCAGTGGTATATTTCTCATCAGTGGTACCGCAACCGTTTGTGACCTTCAGTTAGAAAGAGGGACCATCGCTACTGACTGGAAACCGTCCATTTTGGATAACGACAAGGCAACAGCCGGTTTTCAGTCAATCAATTATATCGCCAGCGCAATCAAGGATGGATCTGTGGATATCCTTGGCGGTTTGATCCTTGCCAATATGATCCAACTGGGCAACTACAAGGATGGTAAGATGCAAAAGGTCACAGCCGGAGTGAGCGGCATATACAATGACGATGATGATGTGGCATTTTGGGCAGGAGGAAAACTTGAACAGGCGATTCTGACTGTAATGAGGTTCCGTAATGATCCTGATTACCAGCCCACAGATGCGGAATGGGCGAACATGGCGAACTTCGTTGCCACTCATGGTGGCGATACGTTCCTTCGTGGCTATATTTATGCCTTGGGTGGTAAGTTCCGCGGTGTGGTTGAAGCCTTGGGCGGATTTTTCCGCGGAAAAGTAGAAACATCTGTTGACGGGAAACGCATTGTCATTGATCCGGATAAAAATACTCTTGAAATGTACACGACTGAAGGACATGCCACCTTGATATTAAGGTTCGACACATCATCAGACGGATGGGAGTATGGTGATTTGATTCTACGGAAATATGTAGGGGACCAATTGATACAAGAAACGACTGTATATCCGGAACGTATCAGAATACAGAATCATGTGGAAAATACGGATATTATTCTTACTCCCAATAACGTTTCTTTCTATGGCTCTAAAGGCGAAACTCTGTTGGTTGGGATGAAACCGGTATATGACGGGGGGGCTGTGTCTAAATATGTGGCAAATATTGAATGCAGTAATTGGCCGTCTAAGGATAACGTCAGTTCCGGGCAGGTATATGTGGAATATGAAACACTTGAAGGAATAGTGACAAATGGAGTGTTAAAGGTAAGAAAGTGATATGGAACTTAATACTATTAATAAAACGGGTACTTGGAGTGAGGCGGTAGATCGTCTTAACAACAACTTCAGCAAGACCTCCACTGAAGTGGAGAAGGTCAAGCAGAACGCTATACGCAACAAGGGATTGTTTCCCACTCTTGATTCGCTGAAAGCGGCTGTTCCATCTCCTGTTGTGGGTGATTGGGCTGTCGTGGGAGATACCATACCGGGCCCTATATATCAATGTACGAAGAGAGGCGTATGGAGCGAAACAGGAACAACCGGAGGCGGTGGAAGTGTTGATCTTTCCGGTATCCTGACAGCCGAGGAAATAGATGATGTAACATCAATATTATAGTTATGAAAATTAATTACCAGTCTGATTTTAAAATTATAGAGAAGAACCTGAATGGAGACATATCAACTCCCTTCCGGTTTACTTACTTCAATCCGTTTAAGGGGAAGTTCATAGCCTCCTTTGACGGACAAGAATATGTGGGTTGCAGCCGTATGGAAGATGGCAGTCTGCTTGTCGCTTTTGACAACCCCGGTTTCTCTCCCGGCATGTTAAAGGTCAAACGAGAATACTTCATCTCTGATTCCGACTTTAGAGAGGGCATCTGCAACCTTGTATCTATTGAAGATACAGGGATTGTGCTGACTACCGGCAAGACGGATGAGAGCACAGCAGAGATCATGCCCTATCCGGATTATGCCGCATACAATGCGGTGCAGAGCGTATCTCTGTCAGATCAGGAGTATGATGATGTGCTGAGTGATTTTAAGATTAATAAATAATTACATAAAATAACAACGGCTCAAGTTCCGGCGGAACTTAGGCTAAAAACAGGAATATTATGGCAAAAATGCATAAACTGACCAAGGGTGGGCAAACCATTTATCCAGCTACCATAACTGATGCGGTGGTTAATCCCAAAACGCGTAAGAGTCTTACGGCGGAACTTTCCGAGTTAGAGGAAAATATTGAAACATATAAAGCATTAACCTATAATTCAATATTTGAAATTGGAGATGCCATTTATGGAAATGGATACATGTCAGAATCTGGAAGATGGATTGTGTCAGAGACAACAAAACATATATGTATTCCTATTCATCAATACGATATGTTGGTTATTAAAGCCAATAAAGATTTTCCTTGTACATTCGCTATCTTATCAGATTATACCATCAATAATAAAAATGGTGATAATATACAATTTGCCGAAGGAGAATCAAGAGTTGTCGTAAACTCAAATTCTAAAAAAAGTTATACTGTCACTTCTGAAAATGCAAAATATTTATGCATTAATGTATCGAATGAAGGTAATGATTATATGCCATCCTCTTTGATTGTCAATGAATATGATTATTCTATAGATTTTAGGAGCAACATAAATTTGTCAATTAATAACTCAAAGTTATTAACAGATATAAGTAATAACTTTGGAAAAAAGTTATCAGAATGCGCCCAATTTGATGGTATGATGAAGGATGATGGAACTTTTTTTAATGTATCTTCTGCAAAGCATATAGTTATACCTATTTCTAAGAGTGATGTTATATTCATATTTGCTGGAAGCATTCCATCTGTATTTGCAGTGCTCTCAGATTACTCAAAGGTAGTAGAAGATAGTGTTATACAATTTGCCGAAGGAGAATCAAGAGTTGTCGTAAACTCAAATTCTAAAAAAAGTTATACTGTCACTTCTGAAAATGCAAAATATTTATGCATTAATATATCAAATAATGAAATTAGTTATTTGCCAAATAAAATTACTGTTAATGGATATGATTTATATACAGATATAAGAAATAATATTGCTGATATTAACATAGATAAACACTTATCTGCTCGTAATAGCATAGATTTTGTGAAAAATGGTTTGATTTATTTAAACAGCCAATATTTTATATCAAATGAAGGTTATACTACATCGGATAAAATTTGTGTTATTCAAGGAGTACATTTATTTGCAAAATTAGCAGTTCCGAATACCGTATCTGCTATAACAGTATATGATGAACTAAATGCAATAGGATGGGTTCAAGGAGAAGATATTGGTGCTTCTCTTAAAGACTATGACCTTGATATTTTTAATAAATTTCCTACAGCTAGATATGTATCAGTTACTTCAAGGAATACCGTAGATGGATACTCAGCATATATATCATTAGAAAAGACAAAGACAATAGAGGCTATATATAATACTAATAAAAAGAGAATAGATTGCAGCCTAAATAATTTTTTAGGTCACTCTAATTTGGATAAAATTTTTAGCAGGCCATACCAGTATATTGTTGTATATGGACAAAGTCTTTCTAATGGTTCTGATAGTTTGTATGTTAAAGATACTGCGGTAAATAACTGTTATATGCTTGGAGACATAACAGGACTTGGAACAGAATTACAACCATTACAATTAACTAGTAATGGGCAACATCCTATTGTTAGTTGTATTAATTCTTTTGCTACTCTTTACCATAATTATATTAACCCAAAAATGAACTTTATAGCAGCTTCAATGGGGTTAGGAGGTAGAAGTATAGCACAATTGTCAAAAGCCGAAAGAATAGAAGAATATTCTAAAGATTATAGCTATGAGATTAAAGATACAGGAGCTTATGAGAGTAGATTTTTAATGTCATTAAATAATGCTGTAAATGCTGTTGGTAAGCAAAACATAGAATGTCCTGCAATCATATATCTACAAGGAGAAAGGGATTATGTAACAGACAGCCAAGCTCCTGATGCTCAACCAGGAAGTGTAGATTCTGCTTATGCTTGTGGTGGTGATAAGGAACTATACAAGAAGAGGATGCTTGACTTAAAAAATGATATGCAATCAGATATAATGTCATATACAGGTCAAAGCTATAAACCGATATTTTGCATCTATCAAGTTAGTGGAGCATTCATTAAAAATGACCAAATGACAATTAATATGGCACAAATAGAATTTGCAGAAGAAAATGAAGATGTTTTTTTGATGCCATCTCCTTACTTTGTCCCTAATTATAATAGTGGTCATTTAACAACAAATGGATATAGATGGTATGGAGAATTTTTAGCAAAAGCATTATTTTCTATCCTATGTCAAAATTCTTATTGGAAACCTATGCTTCCTTATCAATGCAAAATTGAGGATAATAAAATTATTATATCCATTGAAAATAATTCAGGTAAGCTACAATTTGATGCAGAACTTGTTGAACAATCAAATAATCAAGGATTTTCGGTATATATTGATGATGTGTATGCTGATGTTATAACATCTGTAGATATAGATGAAAATCGTATCGTATTGACTTGTAACAGAACATTAACAGGTAATAAGGTATCTGTAGCATACGCAGGTATGAAAAACAATGGGACAGGCAATATAAGAGATAATGATGTTTATCAAGCATTATATAATTATTGGGATGATTCTAAAGATTCTGGTAGTACAGGTAATTTAACAACCTCTTTCAAACCAAGTATTATTGGCAATAAATATCCTATGTACAATTGGTTATCTTCTTTTTATTACGAAATTGTAGAGTAACTCGGAAAGTTAGCAGTAACACTCAAAACGTATAGTTATGATCCGAGACCTAATCATCAGAATAATAAACCATCTGTCCGCAGAAGTGCATCCAGATGCGGAATGGTTTTAAGCATAAGGGCTGACCACACCAAGATCAGCCCTTACATTATAGTTATATAATGGTCTACCATTCATAACATAAGTCTACACATTGAGTGATTTCAAACTTTTAATCTATTTTCTACCGCTCAGATATGGCTTTTGATTTATTTTGAATTTATTTTGTCATTCTTGTCGGCAGCCTTTTGTGTTTAAATGTTAAATATTACACAATACAAGAAAATATATTGTGATTTGTTTTGCTATTACATCACAATATAGTATATTTGCATTGTGATAATAAAACAATGAATAATAATTAAAAGACAATAGAAGATTATGAAAGCGATAGTAGAAAATCCACTGATAAATTGTGAACCAGAAGTTTTACACCTTTTCGTTCAAATTATCAATGAAATCACTTCTTGTATGTCAGAAGACGAGTTAAAGGGCTGTATGAACTCTTTAACAGTACAATACCCTTACTTTAAGCTGTTCTTTGACTATGGTTTTGAAAACAATCACATGTGGGTGAAAGAATCAGATTCCATGGAAACATTGATATTTGTTGAGTTCTAATCCGAT